GTGTAGAAGTTATAAATGATTTACTTAAAAAACATAATATAGAAATAGACATTGAATATCTTGAAAATTATGAAGGTAATGATGTTATATCATTTGAAGATGATAATGATGATGGAGAGTTTGTTTGGGAAATTAAAATAAAGGAGTTAAATAAATGAGTAGCGATATATTAAAAGCATTAAAAGAAGCTAGTGTATCTATTGCGTGTTGTTTAGATGAACCTAAGGATATAACCAAAAAAGATTTAGAACATATACAAAATCAAATAACAAAGATAGAAAATTATATCACACCTTTTTACTTAGAAGAATTAGAGGAAATTAAAAATGAAAAATCTATTTAAAAAAGTGATACCAAAAAGTATCTCTATCGATTTTGTTTTTATCTGCAAGAATATCAGAATTAATACATAACTCATCAAATAGTTCATCACTACAATAGCCTTGTAACTCTAGTGCCTTTTGATACTTAGACACTAGAGTTAAAATAATTTTCTTATCTTTTGCAGATAATTGAATCATTAAGCAACAAGTCTTTCTACAAGAGTACGATTAGTAAGTAAATCGCCACCAGTCTTTTCAAGGTAAAGAGTTCTGCTATTTTTCATAGCTCTACCAGTTCCAGTAAAAGCCTGAATAATACCATAAAGACTACCATCTTTTTCTTTATTGTATTCACCTTTAAATACTTCCATTTCTTTATCATTTAAAGTGTATTCTGTTTTAACCTTATTAAAGTCTATATCTTTAACAATAGTTTTTGTAGCCAATTTAAGCCTATTCATATTATCTACAAACTCATCTTTATTGTTTAATTTAGTAATACTATCATCAATTTGCTTACATACTACATCAGGAATAATATAATTAGGAGTAATTCCTAGTTCATTCCTTTTTCCTAAATGAAAGCTATTTTGAAATGAATCAGATTTAGGTAACATTAATCCATTAGTGCAAACTAATCTATAAACTAAAGTTTGAAATGTTAATGAAGATAATCCTACTTCTGAATTTTTTAAGTATATACCGCCATAACAAGTATCTCCTTGTTTTGGTTGTCCTATTAAACTAGGAAATCTTATCTTTAAGCTCATATGAGAATCATCTAATTGAGCCTCCAATAAAACCATATCTTTATTTTCAAAATGTGGCTCTAAATAATCCAAAAGTTCCTTATTGTCCATAATCTTATATCTATCAGAAAGCATACCTCTAATTTGAGTATGACCATCTTTTTTATAAAATCTAAACAATCTATTTTTATCATCGTTTAAGGCATTAACTGAATCAGCCAATAACTGTGGTTTTAAAGTTCTTATTCTATCATAATAAGATTTTGGTATTCTAAGCTTATGAGCAAGATGTGCGTGAAAAGTATCAGATAATTGATAATCTTCATTAATCAATCTTCCTGTTAGATCATCTCTCATAGTAAAGTTCCTACTATTAATAACTCTGTCATCTCTAGTTATTCCCTTTACGTCTACTGCGTTTCTTAATTCTTCGTAAGTTCTATAAATCATAATTTTCTCCTTGTAATGTTTACTTATTAGAGATTATGGGTTATATCTATAAATAGACAACAAAATTATGTATAGCAATCATATTAAAAATACAGCATAATATATTGTAAAATTATGCACTATAAAAGGAGGCAAAAATAATGAAGTGTCCATATTGTGATGCAGGTGAAATGACCCATAGTGGTTCTTCTGATATAGAGGATAATGATGAGTTTGATGTAATGGACTTTTTCCAATGTAGAACATGCAACTCCGTAGTAGAAGGATATAGGTATAATATTAACTATAAAGAGGAATGGGATAAAAAACATGGCACGACCTAAAAAAGAAATTACAGATGATTTATGTAAGAGAGCGGAAGCACTAGCTGCACAAGGTTTAACAGTTTCACAGATAGCCAATGTTCTAGGAATGGGTGAATCTACTTTATATGAGAAACAACAGGAGTTTCCAGAGTTTTCAGAGAGCATAAAAAGAGGTAGAGATAAAGGAATTGCTAGTATAACAAATGCCCTTTTCACTGCTGCAAGAGGAGGAAATTTAGGAGCTATGATATTCTATTTAAAAAACAGAGCAGGATGGAAGGATAAAATTGAAACAGAACACACAGGAGAAGGCATCAAAGTTGACGTCAAATTGGGACATGAATTCAAAGAAGTTCTTGAAGTCATGGACGAACTTGCCTACAGAAAGTCTGAGAAAGACGATACAACTATACAATAGTTGGTATAAGACTGCTAGAAATAAACAGTTAAAGAGAAGAGGCGATTGGAATATATGGCTAATACTAGCAGGAAGAGGTTGGGGCAAGACAAGAACTGGTGCTATGGATATAATACTGTATGCCCTTACTCACCCTAATGTGAGATGTGCAGTTGTAGCACCAACAACAGGAGATTTAAGAAGAGTGTGTTTTGAGGGAGTATCTGGTATAGTTAATAACATTCCTGATAGTTGCTATAAAGAAGGAAGGAAAAGTTATAACAAATCTACTTCAGAAATAGAATTACATAATGGTTCTAAAATAATGGGTTTTTCAGCTGCAGAGCCAGATAGATTTAGAGGAAGTCAATACCACAGGGCTTGGTGTGATGAATTAGCTAGTTGGAGATACCCAGATGCTTTTGACCAATTACAATTTGGTATGAGATTAGGAAATAAGCCACAAACATTAATAACAACAACTCCTAGACCAACTCCATTAATTAAAAATTTAATGGAAAGAAACGATATATTATTAGTTCAAGGTAATACTTTTGAAAATAAAGATAATCTTGCTGAATCTGCATTAGATTTATTTAAAGAAAGATACGAAGGAACAAGATTAGGTAGACAGGAGCTATATGCAGAAATATTAGAGGATTTTGAAGGTGCATTGTGGACATATAGTGAAATTGATGATACAAGGGTAAATGCAGTGCCTGAAATGAAAAGAATAGTTGTAGGAATAGACCCTGCAGTTACAGCAAATAAAAATTCAGATGAAACTGGTATTGTGGTGGCAGGAAGAGGTATTGATGATAGATTTTATGTGCTTGAAGATTTATCAGGAAAATATACTGCTGATAATTGGGGAAAGGTAGCGACTAATGCATATTATAAATATAAAGCAAACATAATAATAGCAGAAACTAATAATGGAGGCGATTTGGTGGAGAGATTAATAAGAAGTGTAGATTCATCAGTTAAGTACAAATCAGTAACAGCAACCAGAGGTAAGATACTAAGAGCTGAACCTATATCAGCTTTATACGAGCAATCAAAAGTATCTCATTGCGGTATCTTTAAACAATTAGAGGAGCAAATGTGCAGTTATAATGGTCAAAGTAATAAGTCTCCTGATAGGTTAGACGCATTAGTTTGGGCATTAACAGATTTAAGTTCATCATCAAGAACACCTATGTGGAGGGTATCATAATGGGAATAAAGAGTGCTTGGAAATCATTAATTGGCAGCAATCAAATAAAAATGGAGCAGCCAATAGTTTCTTATCATCAAACAGGATATAACAATAGAACAAGGAATGACAGTTATCAAGACTTGGCTAGAGATGGTTATGTAGAAAATGCTGTTGCTTTTAGATGTATAAATGAAATTGCTAATGGAGCTTCAAGTGTAAATTTTAAATTAATGCGTGGAGAACAACCAATAGAGGAACACCCACTATTAGATTTATTAAATAGACCTAATCCTACTTGCTCTCAAAATGAATATTTTAGAAGAGTTTATTCTTATTTATTATTATCAGGAAACAGCTATTTATTAAGAATAGGTGAATCAGGTCAAATTCCAAAAGAACTACACACACTTAGACCAGACAGAATAAAGATAGTAACTTCCAATGGTTATTACCCAGAGGCTTACAAATATACCATAGATGGAAAAGTCAAAGCGGTATACTCAGTAGACCAATTAAATGGTCAATCAGATTTAAAACAAATAAGAACATTTCACCCATTAGATGACCACTTAGGATTAAGCCCTATAATGCCTAGTGCTTCAGACATTGATCAACATAATCTAACAAACAGGCATAATGCACATTTATTAGTTAATGGAGCAAGACCTTCTGGTGCTGTAATATACAAGCCAAAAGATGAAGTAGGAGCTATGACCACTTTAACAGATGGACAAAGAGAACAATTAAGGTCAGATTTAAGATCAAGATTTGAAGGTTCAGAGAACACAGGCAGAACAATGATACTGGAAGGAGACTTTGATTATAAAGAAATGGGATTAAGTCCTAAAGAGATGGACTTTTCTACAATGAAGAATATGAGTGCAAGGGATATAGCTTTAACATTTGGAGTTCCTGCACAGTTAGTAGGTATACCAGATGCACAAACTTATGCAAATATGGCAGAAGCAAGATTAGCACTTTACGAAGAAACAATTATACCATTACTTAAACACATTGAATCAGACTTAAATGAATGGTTAGTTCCAATGTACGGAGATGATATACAATTAATGTATGATGTAGATGCTATTCCTGCAATTACAGAAAGAAGAAGAATGGTAACTGACAATATTCTTAGAGCAGTAAATGAAGGAGTTATAACTAGAAACGAGGCTAGAGAAAGATTAAACTTAGAGCCTATTAGTGGAGGAGATGAAGTTTATATTGCTTCTAACTTATTTCCTTTAGGTTCACCAGAGCCTAGTGCATCAACACCTATAACAGGAGAAGATGCTGAAAAGATAGCTGAAGAATATTATGGCATCAAAAGAGAAGTAAGAAAAGATGTATATACGACTATAGAAGAAGCAGAAGGAAGGGCATTAGAATTAGGTTGTAGAGGTTATCATGCTCATCAAGAGGGAGATGAAACAGTATTTATGCCTTGCGAAAGCCATAGTGATTATACAGAAATAACTGGTGATGAGCTTAAAGTTCCTACAGACCCAAGAATGGGTGAGGGTGAAGATATATTTGACACAGTAGGCGATGCTTCGGAAAGGGCAGAAGAAATAGGTTGTACTGGAACACACACATTAAAAACTCCAGATGGTAATGTTTACATGCCTTGTTCATCTCATGCTATTTATTTAAGAGAAACTGAAAAAAGTAAAAAAAAAACTGACGTTGATACCATTCCTACAGACGCAATGGCAGAAGAAGCACAAAGAGGACTAGATTGGAGAAGGGAGTTTGGAAGAGGAGGAACTGCAGTTGGGGTTGCTAGAGCTAGACAATTAGTAAACAAAGAAAGATTATCAGAATCTACAGTAAAAAGAATGAAATCATTTTTCTCAAGACATGAAGTAGATAAACAAGCAGAAGGTTTTAACAGAGGAGAGGAAGGTTATCCATCAAGAGGAAGGATTGCTTGGGCTTTATGGGGAGGTGATGCAGGTTTTTCATGGTCTAAAAATAAAGTAAATCAAATAAATGCTGATGAAGATAAATATGTTACTGGAGGATATGTAGAGATTACAGACGAAGATATGGTAAAAGCTTTAACTGGTAAAATTAAAAAAACCATAGATAATAAAGTTAAAGATCATAATGATAAACATGGCGATAAAAAAGGAAAAAGAGTTACCAGTAGAATGTTAGAGGCTGTATTCCGAAGGGGTGTTGGTGCTTACAGAACAAATCCAGAAAGTGTAAGAAGAAATGTTATGGGTCCAGATCAATGGGCTATAGCAAGAGTAAATTCTTTTTTATATGCTGTAAGGACAGGAAGATTTAGAGGAGGTCAATTTGATAGAGATTTATTACCTAAAGATCACCCATTAGCAAAAGATGACTAAACTAGCTTTTAAACAAACTAGATTTCTTAATGTAAGAAAAGAATACAAAGAACAAAATAGACTTAGAATTAATTTTGAAAAGTCTTTAATAAGAAATCTAATTAATATGTTTGATACTATTGGCAGAAACACTAGTAAGAACTATGAAAATGCAGGAAAGCTAGGTTCTGATATTTACTTAGCTAAAACTAGACCTTTAGTAGAGAGAACCTTAGAGCCTTTTTATTTTAGTGTGATAAAGGAATTTTCAGATAGATTTGAAAAATATTATAGTAAAAAGCTAGAAGATGAAAGAGTTAAAGAATTATTAAATAAGTTCATATTCTCACAAGGTAGTCAAAGAATCACGCAAATAGATGAAACAACTAGAAAAAATATTCAAAAAATAATTAAAACATCTACTATGGATGGATTAGGTCAAGCAGAAACTGCTCGAATAATAGAAGATAGGTTTAAGCCACAGTTTAGCAGGAAAAGAGCTTCAGTAATAGCCAGAACTGAAGTTCATAGTGCTAGTTCATTTACTAATCACATAATGGCAAAAGACTTACAGGGAACAGGAGTAAATTTAATAAAGCAATGGGTTGCTAATGTAGATGACAGAGTTAGAGATATTCATATTGAGGCTAATGGGCAGAAAGTACCAATGGATACAGATTTTACTGTAGGTGGTATACGTATGGGTTATACAGGTGACCCCAAAGGCGGAGCTAAAAATGTTATTAATTGCAGGTGTATAACTGTTTATGTAGAAGATGACACAACAGTATATGATTCTCCTACTGCTACCTCAACCACAAGAATGCCAAAGAAAAGATTTTATGGTTATGGAGATGCACTTCCTGAAGAAAGAGTATTCTTAGAAGAATCATTTTCTAAAGCACCATTGGAATTAAGAAATACAATAAACTTATTTCCTGCTTTACATGCATTGAAACAAAACGCAGATACAGGTGCTTATGCTCATGTGGTAAATAGAAGAGTGAATTACACTAGAGGAAGCTTAAAAGGACATGCTTTTATTAATATGTCAGCATATGATCAAAGAGAATTTCGAGGTCAAAGTGTATTTAGACACGAATATGGGCATACAATGGATTACCAAATAGGTAGAATACTTCCATTAAATAGGCAAAAACCAGAAGTAGAATATAATTCAAGAAGAAGATTAAGAGAAGAACGTACAGCATCAGGCACAACAGAGTTTTTATATTCAGCAAACTATGCAAATGAGATAAATTTAGATAAAGCTTTATTAAGAGTAAAAAATCCACAACTGGTATATAATTCTAAAAACATTAAAGTAAGAGATGATTATTTACTAAAAGAACAAAAGAAAAGAGGCTATTTTCTAGCTTTAGATGACCCAAAAAGAAAAACTAAAACAATTACAGCTGATGATATAAATTATGCTTTAGCAGATGGCAAACTGTTTACTAGAAAAGAATTAAAGCTAATGTTAGGCGGTGAAAAAATAGACATAATAAAAGAACTTCAAGAAACCTTAAAAAATAATAAAATGTTTAATGACTTTAGATTTAAATCAGAACTTTACAGAGATTTATTAAAAATTAGATATTACAATCAAAAAGGAAGTTTTGGTTCAGGAGGTTTTGGAGGCACTAATATATTTAAAGACCTTAAATCAATACAAAAATATATTTTAGATAAACAAAAGTTTGGAGGAGTAAGTAGTAGTAGTGAACTTATTACCAGAGAATATATGATAGATGTTTATGCAGATTATTTAGGTGCTATAACTAATGAAAAAGTAGGATATGGTCATGGTTTAAATTATTATGTAAAATTCGGTAGAATAGATAGAGGTTTAGGCTCTGGTAACAGCACAGAGGCTTTTGCTAATTATATTACTGTAGCAGGTGCAGATAAAGAATTCAGAGATATTTATTTGGGCTTATTTAAAAAACACGCACCTAATACAACAAAAGGATTTGATGAAGTATTAAATGAATTAGAAAGGTATTCCAATGAGCTTAATAATTGATGAATATATAAATAATATCAATAAAAGTAGATTAGATAATGAAGTAAAGAAAGTCCAAGTTAAATACATAGAGAAATTTAAAAGTGTTGGTTTTAATGACCTAGAAGATTGGAATTTTATTAGGTCAAATGGGTTTAAAGGAAGAAGGTTTACAGTGTTAAGGCAAAGGTTCATAGAAATGGTAAATAGAGCTATAAACAATGATTCCAGAGTTAATTCAGAAGATTGGACTCAATTTTATAAAATACCCAAAACCTTTGATGAAGAGGGTAATGAGATGCCAGTTAATTTTTAAATTATGAAATATTATGAAAAATACTCATAATCATCAGAATCCGTATTATGAGTGTTTTATGAAAATACTTCATAATGTGCATAATTCGTGATATGAGTGATTATGAAAAATATTCATAAAAACACATAATTATATTTAGAATGAAAAATATGTGTTATAACAGGAGTTATTATGATTGACCCATTAAGTGCATTTGCAGCAGTTTCAGCAGCCAGTTCAGCAATATCAAGTGCGATACAGGCAGGAAAAGATTTAAGCTCTTTGTCTGGTCCGATTTCTAAATATGCAAAAGCGGAAGCTAAATTACAAGTAGGTGCTAAAGTAAAGAAAAACTCTCTGTTTTCTAAGTTAGGTGGCACAGAAGCAAATGTTATAGATGAGTTTTTTAAAAAAGAAGAGATGAAAGAAACTAGAAGGCAGTTAAGAGAAATGTTTGCACTATATGGAAAAATAGGTCAATGGGAAAGATTACAAGGAGAAATAGCTAGACAAAGAAAGATAGAAATGGAAGCTGTAGAAGAAGAGATAAGAAAACAAAAGCTAAAACAACAAATTACTATTTGTATCTGTATAGCAATAGTGTTAGGGTTATTTGGATACTTTTATATTAACTACTTAATAAGTTTAAGCTAATGATTAAAAAAAACTTTACCATTGAAACTGTATTAACTCTATTAGCTATTGTAGTAGGCTTTGGTGTAGCTTATGGCTCTTTGACTACAAGAGTTAAGGATGTAGAGGCGGAAGTATCAGGTATTCATAAAATGGCTATTGATGTAGCGGTAATGAAAGAAAGCCTTAAAAACATTGAAAAAAAACTAGTTGACTGAATTAAATCAAACAATAGATAAACCACATATAGAAGAATATCCAGAAGCCGATATAATTATCGAAGAAGGAGCATTAGATGGGTTTCAAGGCAAGACAATAAACATTACTGAGAATAGTGGTGGTAAAAGCGATTTAGAAGTTGGAATAG